GAATTACTGAACCTTCTCCAGACGCAACTGTTCCGATGTATGAGGCGCAGTTGCGGAGTTCATTGCCAGCAGTCTCCAGCCGCTTAATACGTTCACGAAGCTCTGATTTGTCCCGATCAAGTTCGCTGATCGTTTTGCAGTAGGCCACATGGGCATCGACTATATGGCTCACGGCAACGGTCCTCCATTCTTCCACAGCAGCAGATCCGCTCGCATGGCGTCGTTCTCTGACTCTAATTGGGTGATGCGCATATGCTGTTCCGCTAGTCGCTCCGCTGCTTCAGCGACTGCCGCGTTGGCCGCGCCGTCCTCGGATTGGATTTCTGTTGCCAATATGTGCATGGCGGCGATCAGTGTTTCGGTTGAGGTTTTCACAACTTGGCCTCCTTGGCTTTGCGCCATTTTGAAACAGTGTGCTGCACGGCATCCAACCGCTCATCGCGCAGCCATGCCTCCATCTTATCCCCCGCCTCCTCCAGCCGCTTGATGCGGTCTTTGGCCGCGTTGAGTTCGCGTTCCAGTTGGAGGCCTTCAGTCACTAGATATGATTCAGTGCAATCTTCCTGCGCCCTACGAAGCGCATAGTCCATCCTAGGTGTTTCGCTCACGGCTTGGCCTCCTTGGCTTTGCGCCAGTTTACGGTTTCCAAAAGGTCGTAGGTCTGGGTATTGGCTAGGGAGTCCCCCGCAGCCTCCAGCCGCTTGATCCGCTCATTGGCTTCGTTGAGTTGGCGTTCGAGTTTGCGGCACAGCATACCGAGTTGTGCCACATTGTGAGGAGTGCTGTCTGAGATGGGCGTGTCGCTGATCATTTCAGTCCCTCCGCAATCATGGCGTGCTCAAGGATCAGCACAGCGTCCGCGGTCTTGAGTGTGATGGTCAACCTCGGCTGCCTCTGTTGCGCTATACCTTTGAGATGAGCCTTCCAGCGTGTTCCATGGGTTGCCTTGGTGCCTGCCTGGATCGTCTTCTGCCATGTCTGCGGCGGCACCTCGATCACCCGGGTCCGACTGGCTGCGATCAGGCCGTGCAGGAAGCCGACGTTGCGGCCGAACTGGAACATGGAGCTGCCTGGGGCACCCTTTCCGCCCACATATCCACCGACCTTCTCGATATAGCAGACATCCGAGATAGCCAGCCTATCTGTGACCAGGATGCAGACGTCCTGGTCTGTGGCCGGCATGCTGTCCAGGATGACGCCCGACGCCCCTAGGTAGGCCAGTCCGCCGGACAGGCCCGGGTCGATGGCTAAGATCCTTTTCATCGGGCGGCCTTCTTTAGCCAGGCAGCTATTGCCTTGTCGGCCACGGCCTGCAGTTTGAGGCCGGCGGCGAGGCAGTAGTCGCGCAGGGCCTTGTGGGTGGTGGGTGTCACGTTGATGGTTTTGGGTTTCATTTGAGATGCTTCTTCACCTTGGCCCAGTAGGCCTCGGTCGCAGATTTGCGGTCGCCAGTCGGCCCCCCATTCCATCTCCGAGCCAATTGCTCGGTGCTGGCGCCGCGGCCGTAGTGCTTCAGGTAGGCAGCACACACAGCCCTGGCCTGTGCCCGGTTGGTCATTTGCTGCCACTGGTAGTTGCTGCCGGTGATCCTGTTCACGTCCAGGACAACAGCCTTGTGGATCTGGAGGCAGCCGATGGCGCGTCCGTTGTCGCCGATGGCTAGATCGTTGCCGGATGACTCGACGATGATCAGAGCGCTGATGAGGTTGGAGATGGTGGTCATGGTTGTTTGGTTGAATCTTGAGAGATGATCATTGCTCGGTAGTCGCGCATTGATTTGCCGCGTGCGAATTGTGTGATGATTCCAGTGTTCTTGTTTCGACGCCAAACAGAGGCGTCTGTTTTGCCGCTTGCTGGTTGAACGACAGTGTCGGTGACCAGCAATTCCTCTTGGAGTGATTTCCTCCAGACGTTGATTTTCCTCATTCTGCGAATGCCGCCGTCTTGAACTGCGATGCACTTGTAGCCCATCTCAGACCAAAACCTGTTTGCGTCTAGGTCGAACCCGCACCGAAGAGTGATAGTGAAAGCTCCGGTAGCGTATTCCTCCATCGCAGCCACAAGCGCAGCACCGTAGAGCTTGCGCCTTGCATCGTATTCGATGCAGACCTGATGGCACTTCACATCGGAGCCTGCAGCACCGACGTACAAGTAGCCGCACGGCTGACCGTTCAACAATCCGAGGAAGATCCTGCCGTTCTCAGACTCCCGCTCGAAAACGCACTTCGGATAGAAGCTCAATGCTTCAGCGTTCTTCTTCTGCAGTGCATCGACGTACAGAATGAGGTCTGGATGCACTTTTACGATTTGGAATTCGACGCTCATTTAGTTTGTGGAATTGTGCGCGTTAGCCAGTCGCGCCCCTGGTTCCCTGTATTCCTCACAGGTCGGATGTGGCGATTACGGTCGCCAGGCCGTAGATCAGAGCGCTGCGGTCCAGTTGTCCTGAATGTACTGGTGGATTGAATCAATCAACGAGCCATCGTCACCCCAGATGCCGCGGCCTCGAGGCTCTGGCATATGCTGGAAGTCGATGTCCACATCCGGAAATTGGCTTCGGATCATCATCTCCAAGTTGCCGATGATGCGGTAAACGTCAGCCTCGGTTGCAGTGCTGCCCCAGTAGGATGTTTCGGTGGGAAGTTGGATCGTGATCGCGTTGCTCATGTTTTGCTTTGGTGGTGGTTGTTTGCGCGTTGGCCAGTCGCGCCCCTGGGCCTGTGTTTCCTCTCAGGCGGAAGGTGTGGCTTACGGGCGCCACCGGCCCTGAAAGTCAGTTAGCCAAAAGCGTTAGGTCTTCCTGACGAAGCTCGCGTTGACATACGTTGCTCAACTCTCCATTGCCGTGATACCAGAAATCGACTGCAACGATGTGGTCACCAATGTCGATGAATTGAATCGTACAGATTCTAGGGCCAGACGAAAAACTGGATGGCTGGATTACTGGAACGCTCTTGATGAGTTTGGGAAGATTCATGGTGTTGATCTCGTTGACGTGATGAAGATGAACGAGATCACGCATCCCGTCTACAGAGAAAACCTTTTTTCTGTAGATTTCAAAGAAAACCCAATGTTTGCAGGGGTCAAACAGTGGTCACTTTTCTGCGAGCGCAGCGAACTTCAGGAAGAACTCGGCCTTCGGTCTGATGTGAATCGTGCCTGTCGACAGGCGCCGATAGACGATTGCCTGGCGTTTGGTCTCGGCCAACCTGAGCTCGGCCTCGGGATGCAGCACCTCGACCTCAATGGCCGGATTGGATCGGTTGCGGTAGGTCATGGCCAGGCGGTGTAGACCACGGTGCCCTGGCCGTTGGCGTCGACCAGCTCGACAGCGTTCACGCCCTTCAATTTGGCCAGTGCGGCCAGGAGCTGCGTGTCGTTGGTGGCATTGGCGATGCAAGTCGACACGATGTCCGCGTCGTCGTAGGAGGCCGACAGGTTCTCCTTGGTACGGTCGCGCCAGACGCGCACCACTCGACCGTTGGAGAGATTGACGCGCCGCATTGATTCGACGCAGGGGAAGGTGTGTTTCATGCAGATTTACCGATGGGCGATGTGGAGATCGACCACATCAAGAATGGTGTAGATTTCAATGTCGCCGGTATTCGTAGCAACGCCAAGTCCATCAGGGCTTTTCGCCTGCTGGGTGTAGTAGTCGAGCCGGTACGTGGTGGTCTTGTGCGGCTGGATGCGTTCGGTCTGGTAGAGGTAGACGTTGCTCTGATTGTAGACGTAGGTGCTGACCGAGTAGCCGACCAGCGTGTTGTTGGTCACGTCCCAGATGCGCGTGCGGGTGCCATGAGTCGCATGGAATGGGCTGATAACGCGGATCTGGTACTCGCCTGCCTCGACCGTGAACTCGTTGTTGCTCAGGCTCGTGATGATGCCATACGGGTCGCTGTGGATCGCGTTCAGCGTGCGGGTAGTCCACGTGTTTGCCACCGAGGCACCGCCGTCGACCCCAGTCGCCTTCTGGTCCTGCAGGGTCGCAATACGCAGCACCAAGGCATCGACGTCCTTCCTGAGCTTGTTGATCAGGATCGTGCTTGTCTGCGAATCGTAGCTCATTGCTTGGCCTTCTTGCGGATGATGCGTTGAGCCTCGTCAAGGCTGGCCGCGATGCCGATCAGGCTGCCGGCGGGGCCGTAGATGCGAAGTGAGCCTTTGGTCTTACCCGGGAGCGCACGGTAGCCGCCGGGGAAGCTGTAGGCACCGGGCATGGCTGAGTCGGGGGAGGGCATGAACTTGGGGTCGTACCCAAACTCAAAGATCGAGTCGCCGTTGGTGTACAGGTCGCCGGCAGGCACTGTCTTCTCAAGGATCTTGTAGTCGCCACCAAGCGGTCCTTCGCCATGTTGAACTGCATAGCTCTTGATCGTGGTGATCCAATCGCCGGGGTTGATCTCGTTGGACTGGATGCTTTTCGGAATAGCTCGGAATACCTTCACAGGCGCATCCGGTTTGCCTTTGGTAGCTTGGATGATTCGGGCAGCAGCCTTGTCCGTTGCGTCACCGCTTGAGTGACCGTAGTACTGGGCCGCATTTGGGCCGTAGACGTCGTCTGGATAGACGCCCTTCAGATTGTCCAGCGGTGCACCAGAGCCGCGCTGCGGGGCTTTATGCTCACCGCTGTAGTCCGGCATGAAGCGGATGTCATCCGAGGCAGGCATGAAGCGCTCACCCGAGGACGGCTGCCTGTAAAACCGTTCGGATATCGCGTAGTCCTTGTTTTTACCCGGCTTGTTTTCAACGAATCCGAATCGCTTGTAGAACTTTTCCAACCGCGATTTTGATGTCGCTCCAAGCTCGTCGCTGGGGTTGATTCGGATTTGCTTCCCAGTGAGGTCAGCAAACGCAACCAAGTCCTGCATGAATGCAGTTCCAAGGCCTTTGTTGCGATTAGCTTTTTCGACCTCAATCTCAGAAGGCCTGATGTGTTCGTACGGAGTCCCTTTGGCCCGGATATCCGTCATATTGCGCACGCCAAGTGCGTTCCAGTGTTCTCGGAAACTGTCGACGCTTTCGTAGTGCTTTGGAGCGGTCTCAGCGCCGGCAGGCATATAGCGCTGGCCCTCAACAGAAGCCCCCTCGTCCGGTGCTAGGCCTTCGTTCCAAGTCCACTCCGGCATGAGCCCGGTCTTCTGATCGGCGAATACGGTGTCCTCAAGTTTTGCTGTTCGATTACGTTCGCCATGAGGACCGTAATTTAACCAACTGTTTTGACCGCGAGTTTCGCTGGTAATTGCTGCTATAGCCGGCCCGGTAAATAACCGGACATGAGCTTGCCATGCATTTTCCTCGCCTCGCGCTCGGAAACTTGCGCCTTCCAATCCATGTCCAAACGCATCGTGAACAGCTCGGAACAGATCGTTTGCCACTACAGGATGCATGACGCCACGCTGATCTGGCCATGTGAGCCCGGTTGGCTCTAGCATTGGGTTGTCTTTGATTTCCGCGCCTGTAATGCCTTCCGTTCCGTAGCCGTCATAAGTGCCATATACAGCCATGCGTTTATTCGTACGAAGGTCACGCATCGCTGCCGATGGATTCCCCTTATAAGGGTCGCTGAATTGGTCAAAGAAAGTAAATTCGTACCCAGCTTTAACAAGTGCCTGATACTGATCTTTTGTCTGGCGGATCAGGTCTGCGTAGGCCTCCTTAACCTTAGGGTTTTGAGGCTCATGTTTCATTGCCTCATACGCATCGGCAATGCGTCGAGCTCGGGCCTCGTCTACTTCGACGTAGACGGATTGTCGTCGATGGGGGATGCCTGCGGCCTCGGCATAAGATCTCGCAACATCCACGAGCCCCGGGGCTGGCCCGGTCGCACCTGTGACAGTCGGCGCACCATCAAGCGGCGTATAGCTTCCGCGCGGTAGCCGTCCTCCTCGGTCTCCTCCCTGTTCGGGTCGTCGTTGTTCATAAAGTTTTTCTCCTCCGGCAGGCATGAAATACGCTAGACGGGACGGTGAGTCAATTTGCTTTCGTTTCCATTTCTCGCCTGCCTCCGGCGTGCTTCCGTATCCGGCAGCCTTGTTTGCTTTCTGCGCTTCGCCCAGTTGCCGGTCGTTCAAGGCAGGCAATTTTTCGAGCCCTGGGAACATGACCTCGTGCGGCTCAACACGTCCCCGAATGCGATCCCAAAGAGTCCACTGGGCAGGGAATACAGCAACGCCAAGCTCGTTTGCCCGGCGCTCGTTGATCTCAAGTGCTGAGCGGTAGGAATCCGACATTACCTGGAAGTCTTTTGGAGTCTCAACCCACTCCACCGACTTAATGTTCGCCGGAGCATTCGGGTTGATGCCGCCTTTCTTGGCGAGCAGTGTTGCCTTGCGGCTGCCCATGGCAGCAAACACGGCCTCGTTAACGAACTTCTGAACGCGATCCGAACCGTAGATTTGAGCCTGAGCTAGAACATCGTCGATGGTCTTTGCCCTGGTTGCTGTGGGGTCCGGCAAGGAATCCAATGTCGAAGCCATTTCGGCTTTGATCTTGTCAATTTTCTTCTGGTTTTTGGCCTTTAACGTCTTGAGCGTTTTCGGGTCGTCCTTGTTGATTTCCTCAATGCGCTTCCCTTTTTCCTCGGCATTTTTGAGCCGGCGATTAAAGGCCGATGTGGCTTCCTTTGACGTCTTCAGCATCGAATTGAAGCGGTCCACAACGATACCATCGAAGCGTTTGCGGAGCTCTGGGTTTCCAAGCAGCTCCTGGCCAAAGATGCGAGCCATGTGGCGGTCCATGGCCGATATGGATGCCTTGAGCGGATCTTGCCAAACCGACCCGAATGATCCCGTCTTTGTTCCGAACCCTTTGACTTGGGTGGTGAGTTTATCCACAAAGTCGGCCCAGGATTCGTTCGCTCGTTTTACAAAGAAGTCAGGGTTCTTTGTGAACAATCGAGCGGCATTTACGATGTTTGATATGTCCGCGGTGATTGCAATGCCAAGGCCACCCTTGCCAGCAGAGATGAACCCTAGCTCTTTTTTGAGTCGTTGATTCAGCTCCTTCAGGTTTTCTTTAGTCGGGTTCTCTGGGTATAGACTGGCAAATTTGCGCACATCTTCCATCGAACCGAACCGCAATCGTGCCTGCCCCATTTCATTGGGCAGCAACGGAGCATTCGGGGAGAGCATCCCGAAGACAATGGAGTTGAAGCTGGAGACCTTGTCCCCAGGTGTGGGAGCCATTGTCGCCGCCAGCTTGGCTGTCAGCTTGGCGTGCGTTGTCTCTGGCAGGTTTGCTACGTCGACCGGATTGGCTTTGAGCCAGAGGAGATCGTAGTACGTGAACTTGCCCTCAAGGCCGCCGGGTATTCTCGCAGGATCTCCAGCCACGTCCGAGGGGATGTTTGTGATTTCTGAAAGAGGTCCAAGGTTTTCGACGCCGAATGCTTTGCCGTATTCCTCAAACTCCTTCGGAGTCCAGTCTTTCGGTTCTTTGCCTTTGAAGTAGATGTTTCCATTTTGATCCCTTGAAACTCCTGGAGCTTCAAAAGATGCACGCCGGGGAAGACCTTCCGCAACTTGTTTTCTGGCCGCATCCTCTTCAGCCGGCATGAACCTTACATCCCCCGCTTGTCGAACCGTCCCGCCTTCGCCTTGGCCTTCTTGGCCACCGAGAGCGCTATCGCCACGGCCTGCTTCTGCGGTTTGCCGGACTTCATTTCGCGCCGGATATTGCTGCTGACGGACTTCTGGCTGTAGCCTTGCTTGAGTGGCATCTGCTTTCCTTTCTGCTTGAGTTTGGGTGTCGTAGATTCCGATGAGCTTCCCATCGGGACCGTAGAGCTTGTGCTTGGCACCGCTGATGATGCGGTAGCCCTCGTCGGAGTTGATGACCGACTTGTCGCCGATGGTCTCGGCGGGCATCCAGCGCTGCTTTGAAAGCTGGTAGGCATCCTCCGAGAAGCGTGCGCGGAAACCGGATGGAGCTATTGAACCAATACGGTCCAAGCGGAAGTCGCGGACAAACTTTTCACTCTGGTTAATGAAGTCCCCAAGGTACTTGGCCTTCTCCAATCCAAAGATCTCGGCAGACCGGCGGGCGCCCTCCTTTTGGTCGAGGTTGGTAAAGTACTTCGCCAGGTCGCCCATGAACCCGTCGACGTTGTCCCACAGGCCGTTGCCTACACTACCGTTGGAGGCTGTGTCCTTCAGGATGGCATCCCGAACATAGCTGATGTCGATGGCCTTTATCAGCGGATGATCCGCTTTCGAGAAGTAGAACGCATACGGAAGCACGTCACGGTCAGTGAGGCGGATGCCGCTGCTGTACCTGTTGACCTTTTTACCAGTCAGCCGGTTGATGATCTTCTTGAGCGCTGCGCTGTAGGTGATGTTGAGGCTGTTGCCAGCGTCCATTGCAGCGTTCGCGGCACGGATCTTGTCCTTCATCCGGCTGCTGACTGCCTGGGACTGCTCGATGGCAGACAACTGCTCCGGGCTCAAGCGACCTTGAGCAACGCCATCGACCATGCGGGCAGTGCCCGGTGTGTTCTCAATGATGGCTCGAAGGCTTTCACGGTCCTTGTCCTCTCGGGCCACCACCTCTTCGCTGGACATTGACCGGATCGTGCCGTCGGGCATCTGTTCAGCTAAACCAAGCTCGACCAGTTGCTTAGCTGCCAGCGGGTTGGACACATCCTCTGGCTTGAGGACTACCTTGGTCTGTTCACCTTGGATTTTAATCTTCTCATCCAGCTTGCGCCGAGCACGCAACAGGTCGCGCAGCATGGCGTTCACCTGGGGCGAGGCCTGCTTTAGATCCGGGAATAGGACAGAATCGGTGGGCTTGACTCCGAAAGTGCGTTCAATGGTCGCAGCGGCATCGGCCAAGGCCCGGCTGGCGTTCTGGGTCAGAGCCAGGTCGAGAAGTTGCCTAGTAAGCCCCGTGAATCCCTTGAGCAATGCATCGGGCTTCTGGCCGGCCAAGAGTCCGGCAAAGTGCTCTGCTGCGAGCTCAGAGGCCACATAGTCGGCCTTCTTGTTGATGGTGTCGTACTGAGCCAGCTCGTCTGCCATCGAGGCATTACCAGCACCCAGCTTGTCTCGGTACTCGTTGAACCGTGCTTCAATCTCGGCGTCACTGAATGCACCATCGGCCAGCTTGCGGATGACGTCGCCTTCCTGAATCCAGCGTCCGACAAGAGCGTTCTTGATCTCGGTGGCGCCGGCCTCGAGCTGAGTGCTCTTCTCAAGAGCGTGGAATAGCTCATGGCCGAGCGTGTAGAGCGGGCCGTCGCCGGTGCCCTTGCCGATGATGTCGGCGTTGATGACCACCGCAGGCCGGCCACCTTTGTTCTCAACCTGCACGCCCCGGGCGTTGATTTTGTAGCGCTTGGCGAAGTCTTCGCTGGAAAGATACTCCACCTCGACGTCTCCGAACTTACCTCGGACAAGGCCCTGCAAGTCCATCAGACTGGATGCCGCATCCACACCGTGCTTATCACGCAACTGTTGAAACAGCGCCTTGGTCGTCGGATCCTGCTGGGCGTCGATGAATCGCCCGAGGTCGCCAGCACGGGCTTCCGCGGCAGCTTTGCCAGTGAGCTTCTGGTAGGCACGGCCACCGATAGCACCGGCAGCGCCCTGCACAGCACCAGCGCCTAGGCCTGCAGCGGCCCCCTCTTCACCACCGGACAAACCACCTAGTAAGGTGCCAATCGCTGCGCCTTCGATTCCTCCGGCAAGCCCCCTTAGTGAGGCATCGACCGCGGCATCGCCACCGTACTGCCCGATCACACCGAGCATCCGCTGGCGCATATTCGCACCTGGGGCAGCCCCGATAGCCTCCAAAGGACCAATGCGGGAGGGCTGGGTCATCAGGTTCTCACCTGCCCGGGCCAATGCCTCACCAGCCTCCCGCGCGGTACGGATGCCGGCAGGGATTGCAGCAAAGGCAGCAGCCTCGGGAGCAATACCGAGGGCACCGGCAACACCGGCTGTGGAAGCAGCGGTGCGAAGCGCTTCTGGCGTCATTCCAAGCGCTTCCGCTGTCATACGCTCGGCTGCACCGGCAAAGCGCTCCAGAGGCCTTGCAGCTCCAGCAACAGCACGTCCGGTGAGTTGAGCGCCTTTGCCGACTGCACGGGTGGCTAACTTGCCGGCACCGAGCACCTCGCCGATGCCTGGCAACGCCAGTGTCGGGTCAAGGATCATGGACACGCCCTGAACAAACTCCGGGTTGGTGAACTCCGGTTGGATTGCCAGAAAGTCCTGACCGCTTTCAAGTCGTGCGGATCTATTGGCAAAGTCTCGCGCCTCGAGAAACTGTTCGTACCGTGACTGCGCAGTGCCGCTGCCCGCAACGAGGTCCTTGAACTTGAAGAGCGGTGACGACGGGTCTTGAGACTGTGCGACGAGGCCGTAGAGCTGCCGGGTGCCTTGAGCCGCGCCCTCGATGTAGTTGAGCGGGTTGATTACGGCACCTTGGGCTCCCTCGGAGATTGCGCCACCGATCATGTTGGCGGCAGCATCTACAGACTGTGAAATGGTATTGATCCAGTCGGTCTGCTTGGTCTTCGCGTACTCCTCGTACTTCAGGTAGTCTGCCTGCGTTGGCGTAAAGGCAGGGTCCTGCATTGCCAACGAGATGTCCTCGCCGGTAACCGGAGCATCCAGCAGGCTCTCGACGCTGTCTGCTGGTTCTGGGCCGAACAACAAGTCGATGTCTGCTTTGGATAGGGTCATTTGAGGGATTCGATTTGCTGGATGGCCTGCTGCTTGGTGATGGCTCCTGAAGCCTGACGTGCTCGGATGGCTGCAACGCGGGGGTCAGAGAGCAGGGCAGATGCAGCCGGTTTTTGCTCTTGAGAACCACTAAGTATCTGCTGGATGTAAAAGTCAGCGTTGCGGCCAACACCTGCACGCAGTGAGTTTTCAACAATCTTGCGCAACTTCGCTTTCTGTTGAACCTGTTTTGCGGAGTCACCTGCTTGAGGGAAATATTGAAGGTCAGCTTTCTTGTACTCATCAGTACCAATAGCAGCACCAGACAAGTCACGAAGATTGGCTTCGATCCAGTTTTCCTTGGATGACTCGTAAGTCTTCCGGTCGTCTGACTTAAGCCTTTCAGGAGTGAATCCGAACTCAAAGATTCCGCCGGGTTTGTATCCACCGGACAACACCTTGTTGATGACTCCCTCGTTGTAAGTCATGCGGGCGGCGAACATAGCATCCTTTGCTTGCCCCTCGGTCAGATCCTTGCCTTCGACCATCTTGGGAGCAGGCAGGATATCCACCTTGCCGTCCGCACGCACCACGGTGATGCCGCCGGGCAGAGTCTGGGTGTCGACCTGAATGGGCCGAGGAGTTCCTGTGGCCTCCAGCACGCTCCTGATGGCATCCGGGTTAATCGGGGCACCTAGGCGCTGGAACACGTCGACCGCCTGTTTGAAGCGGTCCTGGTAGTTGACCGGCTGGGTCTCGGTAACCATGCGTTGGATGGGTTGCGACTCGAAAGCCGGGACCTCACGCTGCGGGATGGGGGCAATGCCAACAGGACGAGCAGCTTGCTGCTGTTGCAAAACCTGCCTGTCACGCAAAGGAACACGCTGCGTGCTGACTAGAGGTTGAGGAACTGGAGCCGGCGCAGCCGTTAGAGGTTGATCGGCAATCGGAATCCGTTGAGGAATCCTAGTAACTGGTCGTCCAAGGCCCTGCGCAAAAGCAGCAACATCAGGCTGTTGCTGTTGGCCTCCCATCACTTGCTGCACCTGATAGAACGGGGTGTAGGGCTGCTGCTCCGCGGGAATGTTCAGGCTGCTCGTAATGAACGCTGGAGCAGCGGGAACGGTGACATCCTGTTGGAAAGGAAGCTGGGCAACTTGCGCCATTGCCTGCTCATTCAACCGACGTCGAGATTCGGTTTCTTGATCACGCAACGCAGCCCTGAACGTGATCATCTGTTCCGGAGTAAGCCTGCCGCCGTATCTCGCAATCATCTCCTGCGTGACATTGGCGAAAGGCATGGTCGGAGCCTGTCCGGGCTGCATAGCCGCAACAGCACCAATTGCCTCAGACAACATTGGGGCACCCTCTGCCTCGCGCTGGGCCTTACCCAACTGCAATGCACCAAGCTGCAACTGCTGCCTAGCGGCCGCATTGCGCACCTCGTTCTGCTGATCAGTCCGGTACTGGTTCAGCACCATCACGGCGTCCCCGAGAGCCGCCTTCTTCTTGGCCAGGCTCATGTCGACGAACTTTTCGCCAAGCACGTTTGAGAACTTGTTGAGCATCTCCCGGTCAGCCTGCACCTGCTGGGTGTACCGCGGTATGTCCTGCTCGGTGACTCCCTGAGGCAATTGCCCGGTCTCAGTATATTGCTGAATGGCCAGGTACTTGGGGTCCGATGCAAGCTGCTGCTGATACAGTCCGACTAGGGTTTCTCGGCTTTGATCCGCAGCCTCGGTCTCGGCCTTCTTGGTGCGGTACTGCTCAATGGCCCTGCCGAGGCCCTGGCCCATGGCAGCAATGCCCATCGCCAGGTTGCGCCCGGGGGCTGTTGCGGCCTCCATGTAGCCAGGAGGCAGCGGGCCGGTGTCGCCGCGTCCGGTGTATGGTGTGGAATAGCCGTAAGTTGCCATAGATTAGCTGTGTTGAGAATGATACGCGAACTCGCGCAGTTTCAAGCTGATAGCCCTCATGTGCTTGTATCCCCCAATGATCCAAGCCACTTGAATGATCATGTCGTTGCCGCAGAGCCGTAGGACATCTGATGTCTGACGCTTCCACTCCTCGTCTGACTTCTCCCAGGCAACCGAGTCGGCGTAGGTGCTGGTGATCTGCGCGATGACGGGCTGCAGTCTGAACCAGTTCTCAATGTAGAACGGGGTCGAGTAGAGGCTGTTGGCCTGCATCATCACGTCAAGGAAGGCCTCTGGTGTGAACGGTACGTCGCCGTCGATCAGGTCGTCGATGGCATGGCAGTAGGCATGGAATGCCGTGATGAACACCACGGCGTTGTGGTTGCCGCCGGCTGCGTCGAAGTAGAGTTGTCCGAGCTTGTTCACGCCGGGTGGAAGTCGACTGCCGCGGAGGTTGGGTTACCGCTCCACCGCTCCAGATTTGCGAACACCGAGAACGACAGCGCGATGGCACTGTGCTGCACGCCGGCTGGGACGGGCTTAGACCATCCGCAGTGGTAGCTGGTGACGTGCTTTGATTTGCCTCCCATCATCCAACGCATGGTCCCGAGGATGTGGATGATCCGGGAGTCAAACTGGCTGTGGCAATGCGACGGGATCAACTCACCAGCGGGGCAAAACCAGACCTCAAGCTGCCATCGGAACAACCGAAAGAGCCTGATTCCTGTGCATCGCTGGAACTTGATGATCACAAAGATGACGCAAGGCCTTTAAGGCCGGCACCGGCGGCAGACGCTGCTCCGGTGAGATTACTTCCGGCAGCCTTGATGCCACCACCAATAGCCTCAAGCGCCTTGCCTTGCATCTCGTCGCGCTTCTCGAAGAGGCCCTGCTTAAACAACAAGGCATCGTCGATCATGGTGTCGTCCAGTCCGAGGGCTTTGAGGCGCTTGCGCTGGGCTTCCACATCTGCGGTGGTGTTCTGGAAGTTGGTCATCATGGGCGCACCGTACCCACTGCCAGGCATCATCGGCGGCTGGGGTGCGTAGCCCTGCATCATCCCACCGGGCTGCTGGTATCCGTAGTTCATAGGCTGGAAACGGCAGACATACCCGCACCAATCAGTGCTGTGGTGTTGGCTGCGGAAGCAGTACGGGCAGCAAGCTGGGCCTGCTGGTTTCCACCAATCAGGTTGGCAGCATACTGGCTTTCCGGGTTGAAGAGCTGGCCAGGATTGAATCCTTGAGCCTGCCCGAGGAAGCCCTGAGATCCAGCAAATGCCTGAGAAGGCCGACCAAGCACCTGTTGGAACACGTCGCCATAGACTCCTTGGGAAGCCCCGAGGGCACCCATGGCCTGCTGCTGGCGCTGCTGTTGAAGGCCGGCACCGGCCATCTGGGATCGCACAGCCTCCTGCAGGGCACCGGACGGACCTTGGGCCAAGCCGCGGGCAGCTAGGCCGGAACGGGTCTGCTGTTCAACCATGCGCTGTTGCTCAGGGGTCAGACGGGAACCTGCGGCCAGGCCAGACTGGGCCTGCGCGGTCAACGTATCGGCCAAGGCAGCTTGCTCAGGTGACGCGGCCTTGATCGCAGCACGGGCTTGCGGCCCGAGTCTCTCGATGTCGGCAATGTCACCGGCCCGGGAACGGGAGCGGGCGGCCGCCTCGACCTCGCCCATGGTGGGCGCGATCTGCTCCTTGTAGAGCTGCAGGAGTTCCGGAGTGGCAGACTTGAGCAGGCCGAGCTGCAACGCCTGATACTGCGGAGCATACTTAGCCTCTGCCGCATATTTCTGCGGAGCTAGGTCAAGCTGTGCTTGCAGCGTGTCACGGGTTTCTTGGCCGTAGTTACGCGGCGCTGGAGCTTCAACTGATGTTCCCATATTTCTTGTCTGCTGCCCTATAGATCGGCATTGAGCCTTTCTTGTAGGTGGTCAGTTTACCGTTTCTGTAACCGATGGCCGGGAGGATTGCCGACTCCGGTCTGTCGTGAAAGAACTTAGCCGCCACGCACATCGCGAATACCGCGCAGTCGGCAGCGAACTGGTGCCAGTACCAGTGGTCGCCATTCGGATCGCTGGCCTGCCACGTCCATGCCTTAGGCTCCGGACCCATCTGACGCCAGCCTACAAGCACGGCGACCACCTGCTCATCCTGAGTGGCAATCTTGAGCGTGCCCTGTTCCGCATGGAACATGACGTAGTCCTCGACGGCCTCGCGGGTCCAGCCCTGGAAGCTGTCCGGGAGCTTACGCAGCAGGTAGTCTGTAATGGCTGAAATCACGCCCAAGTAGGTGAATGCAGCAGGTAGGCTTTGACCTGCCAGTTTGCTGTATTAAGAACAAACCAAGATCCGGTGTTAGTTAATACAACCAACTGAGAGTTGATGCCAGCCCATGCGTTTAACACATTTCCCGGCTGCTGTGTAGCAAACCAGACATTTAGAAAAGCGTCAGTTCCACCAACCAATCCCATGTTTACGCATGGTTGGTAGCTAAATACCATTTGATTGCTGCCTGACCAAAATCCTTGTATTGAAACACTTTCAATAGGGATTTCGTAACCTACCTCAAAAGGCAGTTGCTGCGTTTTGCAACGGAGCACCACTTTTACGATTTGAGGTATGTAGGTCAAAGACGGCAGCTCTCCAAGAGACTCAAGCCATTGAATGTTTCTTGAGCCTGCCGCAAGGGTTGGGATGTCCTTGAGAGTGGTCGTGTATCTGAGAAGGCTGTTCGACAGCGTCCCGCTCGCCAGCGTCAACCCAGCCCCGACACTAATCTCCTGAGGAACGCCGTTGGATCCATTAGCCCTTCCCAGCAACCGAGCATCGGTGACGTGCTGGATCTTGGCGTAGGTGACTCCGGTGGCGGATGACGAGGAGTCGGCCAGCTTGGCCGTGGTGACAGCTCCGGTGCCGATATTCACGGTTCCGGTGGCAAACGCCAGATCGGTGGATGTTAGCGCAGTCGGGCTTGCAGATGATCCAGAGGCATTGCCGACGAGCGTGCTGGCATTCTGCGCTGCCAATGCTGTCAGCGGAACTGATCCGGAAGTGATCGACAGCGAACCGCCATCGACCGTGCCCGTGACGTCGACGCTCGGAGTACCGAGCAGGTTGAGCGTGCTGGCATCCAGCGTAGTGGATGACGTGACGGTGGTTCCAGGTGTGACTGTGACAAATAGTGGCATAGATTAGACGTCGGTTTTGCCGTAGAGTCTGAAAGGAATTGCGATGGATTTGACCGAGTGAATCGTCAGCGCCCCGGTGGTGGTGGTGACCACTGGCTGCATGGTAATGGAATGGCGGCGCAGGCGAGCCTTGTGGCTGAAAGACTGCAGGATGCCGGCGCGAAACCCGGAGGTGTTGCACCGCAAACCGGGAAGCGTGGAGTAGTCTTCTCGGAACGGAGCGAGGAAGTTGTCGCCGGAGTTGTTGGTCGCAAAGGTGCCCGAGCCATAGGTGTAGTACGCCGTGCGGCTCTTGGTTTCGTTGGTGGCCACCGTGTATGACTCATTCACACCGTCGAAGTTCGCGGTGATTGAGTAGGTCGGGTTCCAGGATGACAGCTCGAACTGCAGACCCGTCCACTGCTTGTGGTCGACGTCGTTTTCCCCGGAGTGGCCCCGGAAGTACACCGAGGTGGCAATCTGCTGAATGGATCCGACACGAGTGCGATCCTGCAACGCATTCAGGTCGAAGGTGTGGATGAGTCCGCTCTCATCGGCCCAGCACAGCGTGTCGGTGCCGGCAACTATGACACGGGTGTAATACCGCGGGACAAGCAGCGAGCCTTCCCAATAGCCCTCCCACGCTTGGTTCAGGAAGTTGTAGACCAACGTCCTGGTATTGGTGCCGTTGCCTCCTTCGACAGGCACGCTCAGGATGTAGCGGTTGTTGTAGTAGGCAGCGCAGGACTTGCCCCAGTGGGCTTGGTCGATCTCTTCGATGACGTCCTGAATAGGATCGGACAGCGGGAGAACCACCGACTGACTGATGCCAAACTCGGTCTGCTTGAGGCTGATGACTCCGCGCTGACTCAGGAAGACGATATCGGAGCCCGTGGAAGCGATAGACGCCTGACTGACGCATCCAAACTCACGGGTGACCTCAGTGAGGCGGGTGGTCGACAAGTCGCCGTAGAGGTTCTCTACAGCGAGAATGCTGCGCTCCTTGAAAACGATCAGCGTGGTGGTGTTGAAAGGATACAGGGCAACCACGGCGTCATTGGCACCCGTGTTCAGCTTGAACTCGTTCAGGATCGGGCTGTAGTGCAGCGGGTCCAGCACGTCGGAGACTGCGAGATAGTCGGGTCCGTAGAGCAGCAATAAGCGGTTCTGGAAGTACAGCCCCTCACGTCCTGCAGGCACGTTTGCGCCGGATGCCGATGACTTCTTGATCGTGCCGGTGATGGAGTCGGACTGAACATCGACTAGGGTCGAAGGCTGCGATGCTGTGACACTCGCGGACGTGTAGTTGATACCGGGGTTGACGATGGTAACCGCGGTCACCTTGCCGTCGGTGATTGTGGCCGTTGCCGTAGCCAGCGTTCCACCACCATTGAGCGTGATTGTTGGGGCGGTGAGATAGCCGGCACCTTGATCGACGATGGTCAGCGAGGTGTAGCCGCTTGAAGTAGGTGCAGCAATGCTAACGGAAGGAGCTGATGAGTATCCTGAACCAACGTTGGTCATCGTGAATCCGGTGACCTTGCCATTGGAAACGATTGCGGTGGCTGTGGCAGTGGTTCCACCTCCACCCGGTGCAGCGATAGTGACCGCAGGTGCTGCGGTGTATCCAGCGCCGCCAATTCCGAGCGTAATGGATCCAACGGTGGCACCGGAAAGAACCGCTGTTCCAGTGGCAGTCTGCGCAGCAATCGTCCCGGTGATGATCGCCGTCTTCGCGGTGTTGAGCGAGTCGGTTTCCTCGGTGGCTCCAGAGAACAGCTTCAGCGAGTTCTTATCCTGCGGGAAGACGTAGTAGATCTTGTCGGTGACCGTAGCTCCACCGTTCTGAATGCTCGAAAGCGTCACCTGATCGCCGGGAACAAACGGATGATTTGGAACCGTGATCGTGTCCTCTGTCGACGATGACGCCACGATGGCGTTTACCGATGCGATTCGGTTGAATCCATTGTCGAGAGCAGAGACCGGAGCACCCGATGAGTACGAGGCCTCCATGATCAGCGGCAACCCATCGTTGTAGAAGTCGCTGATGCCCTCGGTGACATCGTAGCCTGTCGTGTTGTTCGACAGCTCAAAGTAGTACCGATTCGATGACGTCAGGCCTGACTTGAGCGTGACCGGGCTGGTGCCCTGCTGGCCGCTGGCCTGCGACAGGTGCAGCGTACAGACGCCGCCGGCCTTCACGTTGACGTACATCCCGAAGCCCTGACCAGTCGATGTGGACGAGGTCCAGAGGTTCGGTGAATTGCCGATCTGAAAAACCACAACACGATCACCGGACTGCAGGTCGGGTGTGACATTCAATGTCACAGTGTTGTTGCCAGTATTGACGTCGGCTCCGGTGAAGTAGTACCGAGCGTTCCCGGGGCGCAGCATGACCACCGAGTTGGTGGCCTGAATCAAACGCACCGGGCTGTAGATGTCGTGCCCGTTTAGCGGGATCTCCAGGTTCGACTGGTTGGGTCGTACCAAGTACATCCTGCCCTGTCCGCCATCTAGAGGGTGTGCACGCACCTCGTTGGTGGCGACGATCAGGGCTTGGTAGCCGGTGTCCGGATCGCGGAAAGGCAGCACACCGAGGATGTCGGTGAAGGCTGTGGTGTTGTTGTAGGACTGGATGTTGCGATTGGTCGGTCCACCAGTGAACGTGATTGCTGCAGACGACAGGATCGCGTTGGAGTTGGTGTCCGAGATGCAGCGGGTTCCGTTCGGGAACACCAGCACATTGGCACTGCTGTCGGAGCAGACAATCGTTCCGTTTGGAGGCGGACTGCCGCTCACAACATCAACCTGATTCGACCCAGATGTGACCGTTGCCGAGAAGGTGTTCAGGGTCCACTTGCCGCCCCACTTGGGCTGCACAATGCCCCAGCGGTTGCGGATGTTTTGATCCTGGAATATCCGGTTGACTGCCTGACTGACAAACTGGGCGGGCAACTGGGCGGGATCAAGGCGTGAGATGACTCCCTTGAAGCCGTCGTCGACCGATATGATGTCAGGCAGGTCAGGCATATTACCGGGAGGGCACGATTATCTGCCGCACATATTTCTCTTGCAGCGCCACCTTGTCGATCTCCTTGGTGAGTTCAGCCTCTCCTAGCTCGAGGAACTGGTTGCCTAGGTCGATCTTGCCGTCGACCCGCAGCATCTGACCGGCCGCCTTGAGGGAGCAGATCTCGCAGAACCGGTAGGGGAAGGCGTAGGCGGTGGCCTCTGCGGCACTGGACAGGAGCGGCGGTGTCTTTCGGAACTCAATCCAGACGTAGGGCAGCTCGGCTGTGATCAAAATACCGTCGTCTGTGAAGGTGTACGGTGCCTCCTGCTGGCGCCAGGTTACCCGCGGATCAATGGGCCACACTGAGAAGGTTTCGCCAATGGGTACGGCCCTTGTGGTGCCGTCGGGATTGGTCGTCTGCGAGATGTTGCGCAGGAACTTGTTCAGGATTCCCCAGTAGGATGTGTTGGTCGGAAGAGTGCCTGCCGAGGCGGTGCCGTAGAGTTGGTAGTACTCTTGGGTCGCCGGATAGAGGACGATGGTGCCGACGGTGTACGTGGTCGTTGAGCTCCAGCTTGCGTTTCCGGAATAGGATGACTGCGCCAGCCCCCAGTATTGAGAGTTCAGCGTTCCATTGGGTCCACTGATCGTAGGCGCATTGCCGGAGCTGGATGCACCGACGTACTGGTAGTACTTCTGCTCTACCGGGTAGTACACCACGGTTCCCTGCGAATACGTGATTGCATCGCTGTAGTTCGGAGCGAAAAACTCCTGCTGATACACGGTCTGCTCGGGCCAGTCGAAGCACTCCCAGGCGCTCCGCAGTGACATGGAGATGAACGTGCGGAAGAAGTTGGACTCCTCGGTCGTCAGCGTTGAGAAAACGCGCCCAGTAAGCTCACAGGCGCGTTGCAGCACGTAGTCGTAGGTGACGGTTCTCATTGGCTACCAGGATTTACACGCCCAATACTTTGCGGAGAGTTTTGTGCCGGGCTCGTCACAACCATGACGGGCGCGGAAGGATGCACGCCGCTCCGGGATATGCTTCTTGATCGTCATGTCTGGGTCGCCGAAGCGCACGAGAGCGACCTTGTCGCCTTCCTTGGCGAGGACAGCGAACTTCTTCGACTCACCCGGCGTGCGCTTGGGCTTGTTGTAGCCGGAGAACTTGTTGCCCTTGTAGTTGATCATTTGCTCTTGGGGAGTGCGTACCAACCTGCAGGAATTACCACCGTCGCAGGCCCGACCAGCTTCTTGTTCTTGTCGAAGGAATAGACGCTGGCCTTCGTAGGCGCTGCCAGCATCACAGGGTCACCGTTTGGGACCATTACCACCGTTGTCTGGCAGGCCGGGAAGATCGGCAATGCGAGCATCCAGATCAGCCTTGAGCTTCTTCGGTGCTTTGCCGTGGTCGACATCGGGTGGTGGTGTTTGACGGATCCAGTCCAGCAGAGCCTTCAGGATCTGATAGATCCAGTTCACTCGGACTTCTTGTCGGCCTTCTTGTTCTTGAACACGGACCAGCCGATGCCGGCCAAGGTGATGATCGCGCCGGCGATCTCATTGACCTGATCGAGAGTGACCATGCCCTTGGCGACGAGGAAACCGCCGGCGGCGCTGAGGCCGTGGCGGATGAGAGAGGAAACGTTGGGGTTCATTTCTTTTTGATGGCTTTGTAGAGGGCCGTAATGGCGGCGATCAGAGCGGCGAGCGCGGTCAGGAACCGCGTCCACTCGGTGAGCTCCGGGATGTATGAGGCGACCATTGCCACGGTCGCTGTTCCCAGCAACCCAACGATACCTCCGAATCCACCGCCATGACTGGTCGAGTCCATTGTTTTACTCTGGCTTTGGTTGGGCAGCGTTGAGGATGATGTCGGCCAGAGGGACGCCGACCTTGGCGTTCTGGTAGCCACCGGCTTTGATGGCGATGTCGATGAGCTGGAGCAAGCTATTGGCCTGCTCCTGAGTGAGTTCGATCTTGATCATATCAGGCCGCAGTGTCGGCAGACACAGGCTGATCCGCAACGATTTCCTGCGCCGAAGACGGCTCGGAATCGGCCTGCGTCGCCAAAACCGGCTCCACCTGCGGCAACATCGGAGGCACGATCATCACCGGCGGCGATGAAGGCTGCGCCGCCCACGGCAGCGGAGGAGCGATGATCGGCGGGTTGATCTGGTCAGCGATCTGCGCGGAGACGTTCGCTTCGATGGCGGTCTTGTTGACGCCATTGCTAAAGCACCAGCCAAGCACCTGCTGCTCGGTCAGATCCTCGTAAGGCGTGAAGTTCTCGGTCGGCGGAAAGAACGACGCGCTGCCGTAGCAGGTGCCGCTGTACTGATCCTGCGAGCCGTTGCATCGCCAATCGGCGGTGATTACGACATCGGTGAGAGTGCCTTCGGTGGGTTTGACCAACAGGCGTTCGATGATCCAAGAGAGGGTAATCATGTGATTGGTTAGGCGAGGGTGATGTTGGCTGTACGAGTCGTGCCATCCGTTCCACGAACCGAGATGCGAAGGTTGGTGTTGCTGGTCAGGTTAAAAACCATCTGGCTGTTGGCTGCCAGAGTTGGAGCGGTTCCGGTTACGTTTGAGATGACGTTTCCGGAGGAGTCGATTATCAGACGAGTAGCAACAGCCGTTTCATCTCCGATCAAAAGCTGCCCAGACGAATTGGAACCTACAACAAATCTCCGACCTGAACCGCCGTTGGAGTTCAACTGCAACTGTGCGGTATTTCCGCTAGAGGCTTGAATGAACACCATTCCGTATCCGCTCGCGCCTTCCACTTGGATGCGTCCATCCGTGGTTCCACGAGCGTGGATGTTGAACGTAGGACTAACCCCCACGCCCAGCCCCGTGGAGTTCAGGCGCATGGCTTCGGAGCTGTTGATAATCCAGCTCAAATTCTCAGACGCAGGGTTTCCCATTCCACAGTTCTGATACCAGAAACCGTACATTGGAACAGTCGAAGAGAATCCGGTTGAAACAGGAGTTTGAATGTAAGCTGAAGCAACTGCAGCAGTAGGATCAGTGGTCCTAAGAAACAACGCACCAGCACCGGAGGTTCCACGAACATCAAGCGGAAGAATTGGAGTCGCCGTGCCAATGCCGACACCAGTAGTGGTCGTAGTAAGACGAGTCGTCCGCACCGTCAGATCGCCGGTGATGGTGGCGCTGGCGAGGGTGGCGGTGCCGCCTGCTCCGAGGATCTGGTTGGTGGTGATGTTCTTGGTTGTTCCGGACGCGGCCATTGAGTTGTCGCTGACATCGACAATCGCGAACAGGTCGTTAGCTGGAGCGACCGTGGTTATGGCGGCGAGCGCTGTAATTTTCGTATCGGGCATAAACTGTTAATTGGCTTGGATAATGAGTTTTCCGTTGTCCTCTTGGAGCAGGAAGTCCCCGTTCTCCAAGTCTAAAGAGTCGAAGGTGCCGAAAGTGATGACGATCTTGGAAACGCCGTCCTCCAGGAGGATGAATCCTTCGTCCTCGCGCAGAAGGTCCCGGCGCATGATCGGCAGGTCGGCGCCTCCACCAGCTCCGCTGATGAATTGATCGATGCCGAGTCCTAGGCCGAGTCCGAGTCGCATATCAGGCGTACTTGCGGTTGTATAGGACCAGCGAGCCGCTTGAGATTGAGATGGAGGTGAACACGCCGTTGATGCTGTCGCCGGCCTGGATGGTCACGCCGCCACCGAGGTCGGTGATGTTGGACGTGCAGGATCCGAGAATGGTCGCCGAGACAGCGTGGATTTCCATCCAGTTGCCAGTCACGGTTCCATTTGATGCGGTGATATATCGGCCACCGTATTCGCCGGCCAACTGGCGGTTTGATCCGACATTCATAGGGTGAACTTCTGACTACTGCGTTTTGTGCCACCGGTCCATCCAACCTGCAAGCGTGTAGCCCCGCAGCGCACTCGCACCTCGGGGTTATCCCGCTCTACTTCCTTGAGAAACTGAGAATCCTTCCAGCAATCGTACCCAAGCCTGTTCCCCCAGGCATGGTAGAGGGTGGGGTCGATACGCATCCGCAGGCGCCCGATGCCGTCAACGGATCGGATATCGCGATCCGAGTCCTTGGCGATGCGCTTTTGATCAATGCCGGCCTTGACCCAGTCCTTCTGGATGCCGGTTTGGAACTCTTTGATGACGGCGCGGCGCAGTTCGCCGGGCAGGTCGTCGAGAGCGTTTGCGATGACGGATGCTGCGGAATTCTGGGCCATGAGAAAAGTAAGGAGGGGAGGCCCGTGATGGACCTCCCCTGTTGGTTTTTTTATTAGCTGGCGCCGTTGAACATACCAAAGCCGCTCGGGTTCTTCACCACGAGACCGGCAATGGCCTCAATCAAACGGGCAGGGCCGCCGCCGGCGTCGGGCAAGGTCTTGACCTGCGGGAGCTTGGCGTAGCGGACCTCGACCATGTCCATCGGGATGACGTAGCCCTTGTAGGCAAGAGCGTCCAATTCAGTACCGTTTTTACCACCAATAAAAGTGGACGGATGTAAAATTAACCGTCCGAAATCCCCTTCAAAAATATCGATTGAGGACTTAAACGTGTCGTTCGACAGCTCCTGATTGAAGGTGCGGACAGAGGTTTGGGTAACGCTGTTTGTGACGGCATTAAGCGTACCAGCGCCAGCGGTCAGGTTGGTGAACGCACGCTTGAGCGTGGTGCCCAGGATGCAATCGTAGTCCCGGAAGGTGCCGGTGACGCCGTAGACGGCAGTCAGCACGTTCTGGGCGGTGGCCTCGGTGAAATTGGCGGACGTAATGCTACTCACAGCGCCGGAGGCCGGCTTGAAAAGCGAACCGTTGGCGACAGCGCCGATGTTTGCGGCGTTGTCGGCGGTCAACCAGTTGCCCAAGGAGCCGGTCTGGTACGGGTTGGAGGTGCTGACCTCGGTCTGCGCAGCCTGGTTGGTGCACATGAAGGTCGCCTCCATGGAGCGCTTGAGCTCAACGAGGCGTTTGGCAATGCCGTTTGCGAGCTCATCGCTCACGCCGGCCACGTTCTGCGTCTCAGCGATGAAACCGATGCGCAGGTCATTGCGGAACACCTGTCCGTAGTTGTTCAGGCGGGTCCGGTTCTGCACCGGGTTGCCGGCGCCGGACACGGTCACGTCGGCGCCGTCGACAACGCCACCCATGATCGGGGCAGCGTAGTTGTCGACCTGCCACGAGAACTGCATATTACCGAGGTCCTTGCCCTTGGGGGCCATGGACACAAACGGGGTCGACTTGGCGTCGACAATGGCGATGTAGTCCGCCAAATCCTCACGGATCGCGGACGTTGAAGCGAGCGGTACTGTACCGGATTGGTTTTCTTGGAGCAGGGGCATGATTTAGAGCATCCTTTTGAGTACTTGGGCTAATTCGGTGGTCGTCCCGGACTTGGTGAATCGCGACTTGGCGTTGTCCAGGCCGACCTTGGCCGCATCCTTCTTTGCAGGGATTGCGGTCGGTCGACCGGGCTGGTTGGGTGCCTTGACTAGTGGGCGGGTGGCAGATGGCTTGCCCTTGGCGGACTCCTTCTCTAGGCGCAGCTTGCGCCCGGCAATGAAGTCACCGACCAGCACCTGGTACTCCGGCAGTGAGGCAATCTGCGGCAGTTGCCGCAGGACGGCCTGCGCCTCGGTGTACTCGGTAGCCGAACGGTCCTTCCACCATGGGTAGAGTTGTTCTGCGATTGGCTTGATCTGCTGATAGTTCTGCAGGAAGCGAGCGCGGTTTGGGATGTGCAGATCAATGGCGTCTTCTACACGCCGCTTAATCTGTTTCACCTCGTCCGAACTGTACTCCTTGCCCTCTACTTCGCAGCCGTCGATGTTGTCCTCGCACCACCGTTTCAGATTCCGGGCCTTGCTCCACTCATCGTTGAGCTTGGACGCGTCCCAGACGTCGGCAAACGGGTCTGCGGCGGACTGCACCGCGGTCGGCCTATCAACACTCTGCTCCAGCTTGGTCTTGGCGTCGTTGAGCTCCCGCTCGAGTGCCTCGGCCTTCTCCAGCGCCTCTTTCTTTTGGCGCGTGAGCTTGTCGATGCGTTTGCGGTAGCCCAGCGATTCCTCGTCGCTGTTCTCTTCGGTCTCGGAAAGAACCTCCTGATCAGGCGACTCGGCCTGATCGTCCGTTTGTTCTGCGGTCGGCTCCGCATCCTCGGCCTGATCGTCCACAGAAGTGGATTCCGGCTCCGGCGCTTGTCGCTCGACGGATGACGCCTTCTCTTCCTCCCCGCTGAAGCGTGACTTCAGTAGCTTGGCCAACGCCGATTCGTCGAACTGCATCGGGTTGATTGGGGGCTGTGCCGTGTTTTGGGCAGGTTTCGCTTCCTGTGTATTCGTCGGGATGTCCATGCTTTTAGACCCTGCAAGCCGGGTATGCTGCGCCATGGTTGTTGAAGGCCAACCAAGAAGCCGTTGTGTGAGTGAGAGCCTAGAATTGACCGGAAGTCAACTCCCTCCCGTTTCTTAACGCACTGATTTGTGCGATGAGATCCTTGATTGCGGCGGCGCGTCCTGAGTTATAGGCACGGTCCTCCGCAGAAAGTGATGGGATGATGGCGTTGTGCACCTCATCCCGGAGTGTGTCGTCGAGGATTTGGCCCATGGCCTTGAGCACCGGGTGCTCCTCGGACACGGAGAGGGCCTCGGAAAGCTGTTCGTCGGTCAGTTTCATTGGACTCCAAGGCGGCCGGTGATGGCGTTCTGCTGCTGTTGGACGCTGAACTGCAGGTTCTCAATGTACTTCTGCAGGTTGGCTTGGAAAAGCGGATCCTGCTGGAGCTGGGCCTGATATTTCGGGTTGGATTGCAGGACCTGTTGGCTGAATTGCAGGCGCATGGGTGCGGTGGGGTCGTTCTCCCGGAGCTGGGGGGGATTGCCGAGGGACATCAGCGCGATCTCGTCGTTGGTCTCGTTGAACATCTTCTGCGCGGCCGGCCCCTGCTGCATGACGAGTTCGCTGGCTAAGGTCGGGTCGATGGCTCGGAGTGCGACGGAGATCAGCTTGGCCCGGTCGATCACGCCGGCAGTGTCGAGGGGCAGAACGAGGGTGCTGATGGCCTTGAGCTTCTCGGTTACGAGGTCGGTACTCATTTCCCTGACATCAAACTTGAGCATCACGTCGAAGTCCTGCACGTCCTGCGGGAGCGGGGTGGCCGAGGCCGTGATGCGCTGGATCTCGGCGGGGCCGATGTACTGCAGCGTGAGGGCTAGTACCTGGCGGAATGCCTCGGTCCAGCCATGCAGCCAGTTGTTGATCAAACGCTGCTGGCGCATCTGGGTGATGACCGGCGGGACCTTCTCGGTCGGGCGTCCGAAGTAGCGGTCAGTCTGGGCCTCAATGGCTGCGATCAGTTGAAAGGCTACACCGGGCTCGCGTGCGGGTGGTTGCAAAAAGCCGATCTCGCCGCGGCGCAGGACAGGAATCTGAATTGCGGGACCGATCTTCAGGTTGCCGCCGCGGGTTTTGGGGACCTCGATGGGCGGAAGCGTGGCGAGCGACGTGTAGTCGAATATGGAGTCGCGCTGGGCCTTGACCTCGTGCTGCCAGGTGGAACAGACCTCGGGCACGCCACGGCTCTCGGTGATCTGGCGGTGGATGAGCTCGGAGCGCCAGATAACGAAGGGATACTGACCGTGCGCGTAGTCGAGCCCCTCAAAGTAGCCCCACTTGTCGCCGACTTGGGGGCTGAAGACGGTGTAGAACACGCCGGGGATGCCGTCTGAGTCGACTGCTTTCTGGTAGGCATAGACCACCTCAATCAGATTCTCGCGGTCGAGGATGGAGTTCTCGGCAATGCCGACGGCGCCATACTGGAAGGCAGCGTAGTCACTGAAACGGCCCATCGTGTTGATGGCCTCCTGGGCCCACTCGGCGTCCCACTCCTCGGTCTCGACCTTGTTCAGGAGCTGGGCCTCTGTCATGTAGAACCGGCGGAAGACTACTCGGGCGGACTGAATATCGGTGGTCTCGGGCGGGAACACCAGCTCGTCCCAGGGTGCTAGGGCTGCGATCATGGGCTTGTTGCTGACCATGGTGGGGATGGGGAAGTCGCACTCTCCCTCGGTGCGCAGGTCGCGGATGGCCTTGAGCGCCCGGCGCTTGCGCAGGTTGGGGAAGGCAGCGAGCAGGAGCTCCGCGGATTGGTCGTCGGCCTCGGGGTTGGCGATGAGATTGGGCAGGTCGGCCAGGATGGAGCCCTCGGGCGACTGGGCTGCCAAGGCCATGATCTGGTCCATGGTCAGGTACTGCTCCTTCTGCCCCATCTCCTGCTGCCAGGTGACATGGACGCCGGCCCAGCCGTAGGTCCAGAGGTACTGAGAGAGCAACTCGACCTCGCGGGTGAGGTCGTTGTACATCCGGGCGTTGACCGTCCAGTCCATCAGGTTGTGCGCGGTGACCGCTTGGTCGAGCTGGCTGATGTTGGTTGGCGACACGCGGAGCATCGAGCGCCAGAAGGAGGTGGAACAGAGGTCGACGAGGCCGTTGATCACCTCGTCGGCGAGCGGGATGCGCGTGTCGGAGGCCCCGTCCCAGGGGAATGCCGGGGCATTGCGGTTGGAATCATTCCACTTCTTGCCATCGTCACTCTGGCCGGGCCAGCGGCAGAAGCGCACGTTCTCCACATTCTCAACACGGGCGTAGACGCCGTAGTCGGTGGCTGAGCGCCGTAGTTCCTCGGTTAATGCCGGTACATTGGGCTCGTCGCCGACCCGTGCCATCACGTCGGTTGCTTGCTTGTATGAATCGCCTTGCATGATCGTTTCTTTTAGTATCCACCGCCGCCGCGACAATCAAAGCCCCCGCGGCCTACGAACGCAAGACTTGAGACCAAAAGCATCCCCAGGCAGTCGATGGGATCTTTAGTGCAGCCCTTCTGCCCGTCGCGGCCGGTGTGCTCGGAGAGTGCGTAAGCAAGGTTGGTGCAGGTGTCGGTGATGTAGAGGGAGGGCTCGTTGAGCGCGGTGAGCGGCTGGGTGGCGTCGTAGGAGAGGAGACTATTGATGGCGGATGTGCGCTGGTCGACGGGCACGCCGGGTGCGGGAATGAAGGCCATGCCATCGTCGGTGGGGTCGTCGGATTCGGCCAGGAGGTCGATGAGGGTCGTGCCGCCGGCCTCGGAGAGCGCGGGGGAACCGCCGGCCTTGGGGTCGATCAGGCGCATGACGGGCTCGCCGTAGCCGAGGTCGGACTCAATCTGGCGGAAGAGGTTGCGGTACTCGGAGATGGAACGGCCGGCGTCTAGGGTTTGGGCGGGACCGAACTTGCCGTCGGGTTTTTCGGAGGGCAGCGCCCACTCGCCGTAGTTGGAGAAGTCGGGGAACTCACGGACCACGATGCGCTTGCCGTCCTCGTAGACCAGGAGCCACAGGCAGAACCAATTCCGGGCGCCGGCGGGGTCGCAGACCATGTACAGCGTGCCGCCGGGTGGCACCTTGGAGGCCGGGATGCAGTGAATATCGGGGCGGAAACGGGCGAATGCCTTGCCGATGTTGTCCGAGGCCCAGCCGTAGGCCCGGGTCAGGATCTGGCCCATGGGCGAGGCCACCAGCTTCAACTTCATCTCGTCGAAGGGGTTGTAGGGGTTGTCTTCGCTGAAGAAGAACACCGTCCTCCGGTTGGTCTGGGGCTGCACCATGGTGCGAGCAGCCTTTCCTATGGGCCACGTTGGAAGCGCTTGTTTACCTTTGAGCAACTCAGCATCATTGAAAGCCGATATAGCAGAGCCAGCAGTGAACTCCTTGTACACACTAGCCACACCTTCCAGCGGCGTCTGTGTCACCAAGAGCTTGCCACGGCGTGTAATCAGTCGATACCGCAACGTCTCAACCCAGCTCTGCGGCACCAACTCATCGCACCAGATCAAGTCGGCCTCGCGGCCCTCGATGGTGTTCTCGGATTGCGTGTAGTTCAGAAAGTCGCAGCGGGAGCCGTTGGGTAGGATGAATGAGCCGTCGGTGAAGCCATTTTTGCGGCTGTAGTTCAGGTAGTGAATACGGCCCTTTTTGGTCGCCCGGAGTGCGACGGGCAGGTAGTTGTAGATCGCGGGCTGTTGCACGGTGACCGAGGTGGCGTGAGAGGTGTGACAGCAGAGAACCGATGCGTTCTCCTTCTCGAGGAGGGTTTGAACCACGCGGCGGGCGGCCCAGAGGGTTTTACCGGCGCGGTTGCCGCCGGAGATGAGGAGCTCCTGGGTGAGCAAATACTCGGTGTTGGCGATTTCCCAGTGGTCCGGGATGAAGCCGTAGGTGTAGGGGTCGGCCTTCTCGAGGAGCACGAGCTGGGTGCGCTTCTGCTTCAGCTCGAGTGCCCGGGGGTGATGGGCGTCGACCCGGGGGATGACGGGGTGCAGCGGTTGCTCGTTCCACCAGGTGTCGTTGCAGTGGTCGGAGCAGAAGCGCTTTTGGTTTGGGCCGATGCGGACCTTGATGATCTCGAAGGGCTTGGAGCAGGTGAGGCAGAGGTTGGGTGGTTGGCTCATTTCCTAATATTTTTCGCTTTGGGAAACCCGTCGACTTTTACCGTCGCCGCGGATTGCCCGACCCCCTCCCCCGGGGTGGCCCTTGTAACGGGGTAGGACATTGGTCCGGCGGATGGGCGCTGACGTGCGTTTCGATCAATGTTTGCAGGGGTTTGCTGCTGGTTTTCGTCACCAAGTGAATATAACTGCTATTGTAGGCATGAGTGGTGAAAACAGGCCTAAAAGCGTGGTTTTCAGTGGTGCTGCCGCGGTAGGGGTAGGACATTTCGGGCCATTACCTAAATCAGGTCGGGCGTCTGCTCGTCGTTCACAGGGGTCACGTCGCGCTCCTTCAGGTCCTTCATCAGGTCGCGATGGTTTACTGAGGCCGTCATGGCGAGGTGAATTGAGGTAGGTTGACCCTTAATTACAGCGAGTTTGTCGGTCAGCACAGCGACCGCTACGGGTAAGCCCCTATCATCTATCAAGTTAATAGAGGATTCAGCCAATCGCTTGGTGCCCTTCCAGATTGCAACCTCCAGGAATCCGGTCACGTCTTTCCGCCAATCCTCCTCGTTTTCTGGATAGTCTACCGGGACCTTAACTCCTCGGATCAGCTTAAACGTAGTGGTGGGGCCAAGTCCGGTCTCTTCCGCAATCTTATCAATCGACTTGTTCTCTAGGATACCAGCGACGACAGCGTCTGCTTTCTCTTGGGTCAGCTTGTTGTTGAAGTGTTGGCCTGGGTGGTGGGTTTTGATGTACCCAAGCTCTTTGACTGCGTTGAAAACCTTCTCCTGCGTTGCCTGAGGGATCTCGGTGTTGCCTGACAGCACTCGTTGCGTGTACAGGTAATTGACTCCGGCTGCCTTGGCGACGTCCTCGAGACTTGGTCTTTTCTTTGGTTTCTCACCCGGCATAAGGCTTGAACGAGTATGGGTACTCTCCCCAGTGGTTGAGTTGCATTTTGGGCTTCATAGCGAAGTGCTGCACACCTGCTAGGGTCATCCGGACTGCCGCAGCGTAATCCTCAGAGAGATACTCGAGTTTACCCGGCCTCGATTCCATTGCGAACGGCATCCACAAGGTGGGGAAGCGCTCGACGCGCACATCCTCGCACCAGTCGACTTTGTACGGGTACTGCACTCCTGACCCTGCCAGCGCATCAAGTGTTGCTATAAGGCATTTGCGGGGGATTGCGAGGCATCCGGACGCGAACATCGTGATGGGCACAAGCTCCGCTGCGCATTCGGCGTCAGAGACCTGATGCTTCAGGGCCTGCAAGTGCTCTGCCTTGGGCCGGAGGGCCGGCCTGGGCGGAACCGTGCGGCATGGGTAGGGGATACAGACTGTTGCTTGGTGCTCATGGGCCAGCTCGGCCATGTGGATGATGTCGGATGCATCGAACTCAATGTCGTGGTCGAGTTGGATCCACACGTCCTTGCCTGAGTCGAGGAACCACTTGGTAGCGCGGCACCGGGACCGGCTGATCAATGCATCCTCCCGGATGGTGCGCAGGTCGGTCTGGCGATCTGACCATGAGAATTTGGCGGTCAGGTCGACCCAGGACATGATGCACGCGGAACTCATGCCACCGTAGGCGTACATACTGAAGTGGATCGACGGCCTGGTGCCTGCCTGGGTCGGTTGCTCTGTTGGAATGAATGGATCTGCCATCTGTGGGGATTCTGCCTTGGTTGCGTTCATGGTACAATGTCCTTTCGTTGGCTTGCGAGGAAGAGCTCATGCCCCTTGCTGATCAGGTAGACCACGCTGCCTCGGGGCACTTGGCAGGCCGTGGCGACATCGTTCAGCGACAGGCCGCGGTCACGCAGGTCGTAGGCCTTGCGTGCCATGTCCGGCGTGTGGCGCTGCTCGGTGACTTCCGGCTCATCCTGCATGACCGGGGCTGGCGTGCCGTCCTCCTTGAACGCCATGTCCTTGGGGTACGACAGCCAGCCACGCTGCACGCCTATCTTCACAAGGTGCGGTGCCTCCATCAATAGTTTGGTTGTGTTTGTTACTATCATAACAGTGATATGTCTAGTGGTGTAGCGGGCAAGTGCTGCCTACCCTTGCCGCTTTTATCTCCTATAAGCTGAAATATGCGTTGTCTATGTGCCTTGCCGCTGGCGCCGGGGTGGATAACGCAACCAAACCTTCCGTCTGCCTGGATGACGAGATGGTTGCGTTGTTTGTCCCCTCCTTCCTCGGCACAGGCTGGGCATTGCCCGACCAATTTCGAGCCAATTTTGCGCAGGCCTACCGCTGTCAAGCACTGTCTAGTGTTTGGGGCGGGAGGGGCGGCATTTCCCAACTTCATTCCTACCTTAGAGCAGCCTATACCCACTTTTACATCACTACCACCGAGTTGAGAAGTGCCGCCCGCCGCCCCAAACGCTTGACAACACTTGACAGATCCAGTGCTTTTCATGCGGTCAAGGTCACTTTCATGTAGCCTCGGGACTGTTGTTGCTGACTGTCGCTACGGTGAATGTGTTTCGACGGGATGGCCTGGTGTATCTCCAGCATCAGTTCAGCGGCACGTTTCTGGAAACGCTTCTCCGGTTCAGGCCCCCATTCCTTGTTGTTACACATCGTCATGTAAGCACTATATAGTTCCTCGGTTGTGATACAATCCGACGACATACTGCTACCCCGGACATGGTTGACAACAAAGTATCTAACACTATCGCTTTCGCTCAATAAGTTGTCTATCATACCGCGCTGCCTCTCGGTCACCGGGAACGGCCTACCGGCCTGCATCACCCGGCACAAGTCCTCCGCGCCCTCTAGGAACCAGTTCAATATCCCGCTGCCTTCCCGCTCAATCATCACGTCGTGATAGTTGGGGATCACCTTCTCCGGCTTGGGCTGGCTGAAGTCGAGCAGCAGCAGCCGTCTCGACCACGCTCCCAAATCTCCCTGCACGTTGACCTTCAGCCTACTATTGGCCGTCACGATGACGTTCCAGTCGCCGACCACGGCCTTGGCACCGCTCTTGCCCTTGAACTCGACGGCCAGCCTGTCGCCGCCGGTCAGCGCCTTCAGGAACTGGCTCTCCTCGCAGGACAGGAAGTCCGGCGGCACATCGCTACCGATCAACAGTGTCCGGTCATGGAAGTTGCCCAGTTCAAACCGGCTGCCCAAGTGATTCGTTCTCAGCTCGCTGCAGTTCTCGTCGCCCACCAGCCGCCGCACCAGCCCGGCCACCGTGCTCTTCCCGCCGCCACCGGTTCCGGTCAGCAGCAGAATCACCTGCGGCCTATTCCTCTGCAGCAGCGCCAGTCCGCCCCATCTCTGCAGCAGTACCTGATCCTCGCGCTCGGGCAGCGCATGATCCAGGAAGGCCTGCCACATCTCGCTGCTTGCCCCCTGGACATACCGCACCGGCGTCTGATTCCTCGACATCCACTCCGGGCCGAACCCGTGCATTGCGTAGGGCACGCTCCTGAGATCCACCATGACATTGCTGCAGTGCACCACGCTGTCCGGCCTGGTAAACGGATTACGCTCCACCTGCAGCGCCCCGATCAGATCGACCACCTGATCCGCGAAGCTCACGGTCAGCCGCGTCAGGAGCGCCGGCAGCCGCGGGTCCTCCGTCGAGGCCACCTGATCCAACAGAACGCGCCTGGCGGTCTCCAGGACCCGCTGCTGCATCTCCTCGCGGCTCATGGATATCCAAATCCCCCTGTCGCCGGCATACCAGTAGTGCTGCCCGGTCTGGGCATCGAATAACAAGCGCTCCTTGTGCGCCATGTAGCCGGCAAAGAAGGTTGGGTGCAGATTGCCCGTGCCGCTCCGGCCGAACGTCCAGGGCACGCCATGCAGCCGGAGCAACTGCGCCATCTCATCCCTACTGCCCGGCACCGGCCATCCATCGGGCCAACGGATCTGGCTGAACTCCAGCGCCACCGGCGGCCTGTCCACCAGCACGCTATACTCGCAGCCGCTCGGGTGCACGCCCTTCACCGTGCTCAGGTTCCCCGTGCTGCGCCATTCGTACAGCGGCTTGCCCATCATGCGCCCATTGACCTCCACCATCTCGGTCGTGCTGCGCTCCGCGCACGGCTTGGGGTATGCCCCCGTGATCCTCACGCCGACCTGAGCGCCCCGCTTGCCCTTCCACCGGGCACTGCCCTGCAGCACCGGATTCACCTTCAGGAACGCCTCCAGACTCCCCTCATCGTCGAAGTCTATCGCACACAGTCCGCCGGAGAACTCCCCCAGCCTCACAGCCACGTTCCCGTGCTCGAGCATGACCCGGTAAACATCCCTCTTGGTACTCTCCATGGTCTCCTGAGTGTACTTGACCATCGGAATCTTGGTCCCGGGATTCTGCGGCACCAGGAACAGCGGCGTGCCCAGCCATCCCTCGATCTCTTGCGTCGTCATCATACCTCTTCACGCCTTTCAAACCGCAACGCCTCCTCGCTGATGAACCAGCCCTTCGGCCACTCGGTCAGGTAGATCCCGCCCAGCGTCCGCACCCGGCTCAGTGCCACGTAGGCCTGCCCAGGCTCCCGGGCCGCCCGGATATCGATCCTAGCAGCGTCTAGGGTCAATCCCTGCGCCCGGTGTATGGTCATCGCGTAGGCCAATCGGAGCGGGTATTGTTGGACGGTGACCCCCAGACTCTCAAAGAACCATTTGCGCCGGCCCAAGCAAATCTTCTCACCGCGGCTCTCGACCACGATATCCCCACCCCGAAACTCCACCACCCGGCCCACCTGCCCATTGTAGAAGCCCTGCTCCGCATCGTTCGCGGTAAACATCACGGCAGCCCCGGGCTTCAACTGCAGCACCCGCGGCGTGCTCATGTTCTTGGTGGCGAACTCCACCGCCTGATCCACACCCTTGACCTCGGCGTCAAACACGGCAATCGGGCCATCAATACTGCTCAAGCGGTAGTTGTTCCACTTATCCACCTGCACGTTGTGCGTCATCAGCCGGGTGATGTGCTCCGGCGGGTTCATCCTCAGCGCACTACGCAGCAACTGGTTGTCCCGCGGCTTCATCCTGCCAACGCGGAACCCGCTCAACATCTCAATGAAAGGCACGTCATTCTGCCGCCGCACCTTCTCGAGCTTGATCGTCTTGAAGTCGGCCTCCTTCCAAGCCTGACTCAGGAATGCCCAGTCGTAGGGCTTGCTCTGGTCGGTCCTGACCGGCGGCAACTGCAGGAAGTCGCCCAAGAAGATAACCTGTAACCCGCCGAAGGGCCGGCTGTCTTCCCTGATCCGCTTCAACCAGTAGTTCAGGAAGTCGAGATGCCGGCCGGCCATCATGCTGATCTCGTCGACCACCAGCACCTCGGTAGCCCGCACCCGTTTGCGGGCGCCATGGATCGAAGGCTGCTCCTCCAGCCGCTCGGCAGCCTGCAGGAAGTCCTCGCCATCCTGCGGCCCCAACTGCATCCCGCACCACCTGTGCACGGTGGTCCCGCCTATATTCAGCGCGGCAATGCCTGTCGGGGCCGTCACCGCCACGCCCATTGCTCCTGAATCCAAGAATTGCTTGAGCAGCGTGCTCTTGCCCGTACCAGCCTGGCCGGTCAGGAACATATTCCCTCCGGTGGTGGCCCATGCCATGAACCGGTCCTCCGGTGTCGGATCGAATTCGGCTTCCGCCGGCCAGGTGGTAGTCTCCATATCAGTAGGTCGGGATCAGGATGTCTGCCACCGCTTGTGTGAGCTGGACGTCGCGCAGGCAGTAGTTGATCGCCGCCTCGCGGTCGGTCTGGAAGAGCTCGCTGAACATGGCGCCGTTGCCGGCCTTGTCGCCCAGCCCGAGGTGCCTCGAGATCGCAGCCAGACTCCCGTGCGCCCGGTTGTCACCGAGCTGCCATGACTCGCGCAGGTCGACGATCAGGTCATTCCAGTACCTGCCATTCCTGAGCCAGTACGGCACCGTCACCCGGTGCTTCCAGCTCCTCTTGATCAGAAACGGTAAATCGAACGGCTTCACATTGAATCCGATCAATTGCGGCTTGCGCTCGAAGCTGTCTAGCAGCGACCAGAACTGCAGTAGCATGGCCTTCTCGCCATCCGCGTCGGCGCAGAGCACCGCGGGCTGCTCATGCTCGACTCGGTAGCCGATGCACAGCACCTGCCCGCTCAGGGCATCCAGTGCTGCGTGCTTGATGTAGTCGCTGACGTGGTTCTCCTCGGCCCGCTGGATTTTCTCCGCGATGATGTCCGGGTTCTTGATGTTGCCCAACTTGACCTGGCTCGGGTCAAACGGTGGGATGACCAACTCCGCAATGGGGAGCGGTCCTGTCTCGATGTCAAAGTAGATACGTGGATTTGCTGGCATAATGCTAAAACGGTTTGGATTGGTAGTTGTGCGTTTGTCCGCGGATGCGCACCCCCCGCTTGTCCATGAGTCCCCAGCAGCAACGGGCTGCCGGGAAAGTTGTCAGATCTGCTTCCCGCAGTGCGGGCACAGCTTGGGCATCTTGGGCTGCTTGATCAGCACCGGAACGCCCAGCCATTCGCAGATCTCGGAGTAGGACTTCCATCCGAATCCGGTTACCGAATGCGGGTGCAGGTGCCCCGATGCGTAAAGGCTCATGGCCTCGTCCCTGTTCTTCACCGCCATCCGGTTGAGGACATTGAATGTGCGCGTGCTGAACGGCCATCCCCACTGCGCCTGAATTGCTTCCTTGGCCTTGGCCGCCATGGAGATCTGGCTGACCCGCTGCTTGCTCAATCCGAGCACCGCACCGATGCGGGTGATTGACTGGCCCTCGGCCCTCATCTGCATCACCTCGGGGATAAGGTGCGCGATCTTGGAGTACTTCTTCTTGGGAGCAGTCATAGACTCAGTAGTTGAGGTCATCCTCTTCCAGCTTAATCTGGGCATCCTCGTCGGCCTTGAACTTGGCCTGATACCAAACCAGCGCATTGATCAAGCGCTTGTCGTCCGCGGTCTGCTTGACCTCGGCCCGGGCCTTGGGCAGCCAGTGCTCAATCAGGCTCGTGATGCTCTCCTCGGTCAGCTCTCGGAGCTCGATGCCCTTGTGCTTTCCGACGTGCACCTTGACCTTTGACGCATCGTCCGCCGGAGGTTGTCCGCCGCCGGTGGTCTTGCGGAAGCTCGAGTCCCCCGTAGCCGGCGCTGCCTTGCCCTCGGCCCCATCCTTCGCAGGCCGGTCCTGCAGCCGCACCCACAGACCGCTGGGTGCCAATGCCTCGCCGCTCTTATGGGCCATGATCAACTTGATGTTCGCGTAGGTCTTGCTCCCGTCCGCGCTCTGCTCGTGCCCGATGACCAGGCTGGCCGGCCGCCCGATGAGGCTCTCCAGATCCAGACTCTTGTTCTCCTGGTCGGTCAACTTCCGGCCGAACCAGTCCTTGAGGAACTTGGTCAGCGCCGCCTTCTCATGCAGGCTGGGCACCATGGGCTTGGTGAACACCACCCAGGGCTGCACCGGGTCCCTGCTGTCGTCCTGCAGTTCGATCTCGAAGGCGAGTTTGAACTTCGCCTTCACGCCGTACTCGGTCTCGTACTCCTTCAACGGAGTCACGTCCACGCACACCGCCCGGCCCGAGAACTCGGGGCACGGCGCGAAGTCCTTCTTACCGCTTGTTGCACTGATTATCATGTTATCGTCTTACCTATGTTGTTGTTGTTGTGTTGAATCGAGGCCTGCTTTTCGACCTCGGAAAGTTGCTGCGCCATGCGCTGGTACTGCGCCCAGTAATCGGGCCACGTCGTCTTGATCTTCGCCAGGTTCTCCTGGTCGGCCACCATCACCGCGGCACCCAGCTTGCGAACGAATGACCCGCCGTATTCGATCATCGTCCTAGCCACGTCGAAGTCTCTCACTTGGAGCCTTTCCCGCGCTTGCGCCGCCAGTAGCTGACGTCGTCGACCTTGTAGTCCCGGGCCGCCTTGTAGATCGCGCCGGCCTGCTGCTTACTGATGCAGTAGACGCCGTCGCCCTGCCTGAGTTTCTTGGCCACTGTGTTCTCGCTCATGGTGCTGGTTGCATGATGAAGTCGAAGTTGTTCTGCCTTCTGAGACGGTGATCAGGCGGCAGCTCGTGAAGTCTGGTGCTCATGCTCGGAATTTCAGGCCCTCGACCAGGCTGATGCAGGTGTCCAAGATTTCGCGCTGGTGCTGCAGTGCTTCGAGTTTTTGCGCTCGGAGCTCCTCAATCTGCCGCAGTGCCTCGGCTAGGCCGGCCTCAAGTCCGCGGGCGAACTGAGCGGGGCAGACCTCGTTCGCCGGATAGGTGTGCACAACCTCGTCCCGGTTGATAGTGAATGCGACGGCGTCGACCATCGGTGTAGGTGGTTTCATAGTTTTATGAGCAAAAATCCCTGCATTGCTTTATCGCGTCGTCGATTGCCGTACGCAGCACGGTCCACTCCTCTGGGTTGATGCTGATTTTTCCATGGCCATCAGCGGATTGGCTTACCTCGACGTATTCGCCGCCACCTTCATCGACGATCTCAATGTCGGTGCATTCCATCGACAGCATATGGTCGTCGGTCGGTGACAGCACCCATTTGATCGGTCGTAGTTTCATCTTCCCTCCAACCATTTCTTGAGGTCGTTCAGTTCATCCACTTTGACTTCAAGTTCTTTGATCCGCTTGTTGGCTGCGTTGAGTTCGCGTTCTATGCGCTTCATTTCCTCACATAAACTATGCATTGTGGCATCTTGATTGAAGTAGGCAGAATCTGAAATTGGTGTATCAGTTTTCATTTCAACAGGACCTAGAAAAATGTCGGTGTATTTGATGGTTTTGATGTCGCTCACAGCTTGGCCTCCTTCTCATCAGATAGCGTTGGTTTCCTAGCCTCCTCTAGTATCGTCCACATTCTCGATGCAACCTGACCGTCTGATCCATCACAGAAGAAAGCGGTTGATGCTCTGCTGATGATAATCTTCAGTTGTCTTACATTTTCATCGGATGCTTTCAGCTTCCTCTCACATTCTCTAAGTTCAGAAATCGACACAAACTGTGCGTGTTCCCATTCTGGATTTAATATCCAATCGCTCACGGCTTGGCCTCCTTGTCCCACGCTTGAATAGCTTCTTGAGTACGACGAATTACTGAACCTTCTCCAGACGCAACTGTTCCGATGTATGAGGCGCAGTTGCGGAGTTCATTGCCAGCAGTCTCCAGCCGCTTAATACGTTCACGAAGCTCTGATTTGTCCCGATCAAGTTCGCTTATCGTTTTGCAGTAGGCCACATGGGCATCGACAATATGGCTCACGGCTTGGCCTCCTTCTCATCAGATAGCGTTGGTTTCCTAGCCTCCTCTAGTATCGTCCACATTCTCGATGCAACCTGACCGTCTGATCCATCACAGAAGAAAGCGGTTGATGCTCTGCTGATGATAATCTTCAGTTGTCTGACATTTTCATCGGATGCTTTCAGTTTCCTCTCACATTCTCTAAGTTCAGAAATCGACACAAACTGTGCGTGTTCCCATTCTGGATTTAATATCCAATCGCTCACGGCTTGGCCTCCTTGGCTTTGCGCCAGTTTACGGTTTCCAAAAGGTCGTAGGTCTGGGTATTGGCT